AATAGGACCAATAGCAAACCTCGCAGGAACGTGGTTTCAAAACAAAATAGAAAAAACAAAGGCAGATGGACAAGCTAAAGTTGCAGAGGCAAAAGCTCGTGCTACTGTTGCTGAAAAGGTTGCAACAGGTCAGGTTGAGTGGGAAGGTAAGATGGCAGATGCTACAGTGGATTCGTGGAAAGACGAGTTTGCATTAGTTGTGCTACTAGCTCCTGCCATACTAGTCTTCATCCCCGGTATGAGAGAATACGTAAAAGATGGTTTTGAAATATTAGCAACCTTACCTGATTGGTATCAATATCTATTATACATAGCCATATCTGCATCCTTTGGTATCAAAGGTGTGGGTCAAGCAGCTAAGATGTTAAGGAAAAAATAATGGAAGAGCAGTATAGAGATTATTTTGGCAAACCTATAACTAAGAAACAATACGAAGAAAAAATGAAGCGTAGAAAAAAAGCCAAAGAGAAATTAAAAAAAGAAGAAAAAGAATATTACTCAAAATTTTTTCATGATGATGGACCTACTCCAATACAAGGATTGGTAGATGACATGGAAAGAGATGAAAAAATACAGGGAACAGAAAAAAGTAGAATTTTTAAATATAAAAAAGGAGAGTATATAGGTAAAATCAGAGAACTTAATCCAATGGCAAAGGTAGATGAAAATTCAACAATGAAAGAGTTAATGGAAGAACTTAGCAAAGCACAAGAAAAAAAGAAACAAAAAGAAAAAGAAGAAACAAAAAAATTTGGTAGACCTAAGAAAAAAGGAGAATTAGAAGCATCTAAAGGTGCTTTTGTAAAAAAGAAAAGAACAGGTTTTACAGACTATCGTGTTAAGGGGTTGTTCTCATGAGTTGGAAAGCCTTGACATTTTTAAAGATTTCTGCTATAACCTGTAAGATAGGGAATTATTTTTGGCATCTACACGTAAAAGAAATACGTAAGAAACAATTAGAATTAGGACTTAGACGATGAATATAAATACGTTAAGAGAAGAAATTGAGGCAGATGAGGGTGTAAAGTATGAACTGTACTATTGCTCAGAAAATCATTTGACCGGGGGCATCGGGCATCTTATTACAGAATGGGATATAGATTACTATGGTAAACCTATAGGATACCCTGTACCTGAACAACAAGTACAAGATTGGTTTTTAAATGACGTGCAAGTTGCAATACAAGACTGTCAAACTATATTTAATTCTTTTGATAAGTTACCTGAAGATATACAACACGTATTGATTAATATGTCATTTCAACTTGGCAAACCTCGTTTATCCAAATTTAGAAAGATGATTGCTGCAGTAGAGATGGAAGATTATCAAGAAATGGCAAATCAAATGGAAGACTCACGTTGGTACAAACAAACAACTAACAGAGCACAACGTCTTATAGATAGAGTCGTAGCACAAGGAATACCACATTGACAAAAAGAGAATTAACTGAAAGACAAAAAAAGTTTCTAGAAGTTTTATTTGAAGAAGCTAATGGTGATGTTGTACAAGCAAAACTATTAGCAGGATATTCTGAGCACTCTGCAACTTCCTCTATTGTTGCATCAATGAAAGATGAAATTATGGAAGCTACTCAAATGTTTATGAGTAGGAATGCTCCGAAGGCAGCAGTGGCTATGGTGAGTGGAGTTGATGAACCTACACAACTCGGTATAAGAGATAGGTTATCTGCTGCTAAAGAATTGTTAGACAGAGTAGGTTTAACTAAAACAGAAAAGGTGCAGGTGGAAGCATCAGGTGGAGTGATGTTATTACCACCAAAAAAGGAAAATGGATAGAAGTTTAGGAAAGTGGAAGTTACCACAACCAACAGATTTAAAAGACGAAGAACAAAAAGATTGGATACAGATACCACGTATAGCAAGGACTATACCTTTTGGTTATAAACTTAATGAAGAGGATAGTGACTTACTTGATCCTGTGCCTTACGAGTTAGAAGCTATAGAGTTAGCTAGAAAATATGTAAATCAATATTCATATCGTGAGGTAGCTAATTGGCTAACTACTAAAACAGGAAGAACTATATCTCACGTGGGATTGAGAAAAAGATTAATGCATGAGCAACAACGTAAGAACAAAGCTAGAACTCTTAGAAAATGGTCCGAGTATGCCGAGAAAGCAATCCAAAAAGCAAAAGAGATTGAAGAAGGCAGAACAGGAGCAAAAGCCTAAAATAAAAATAATAGATGATATTGAACAAGTTCCAATAGAAGAACAGAAGATCATCTTTAAACCTAACGAAGGACCTCAAACAGAGTTTCTTGCAGCACCTGAAAGAGAAGTTTTATATGGTGGTTCTGCAGGTGGTGGTAAATCATATGCTATGTTAGCAGACCCATTGAGGTATATGGGGCATCCATCATTTAGTGGTTTGTTATTACGACATACAACAGAAGAATTACGAGAACTTATATTTAAGTCAAAAGAACTATATCCTCAAATATGGAAGGGGATCAAGTGGTCGGAAAGAAAGATGCAATGGGAAGCACCATCAGGTGCTAGACTTTGGATGTCATATCTAGATAGAGATGATGATGTTCTAAGGTATCAAGGTTTAGCCTTTAGCTGGATAGGCTTTGATGAATTGACGCAATGGGCAACTCCTTATGCGTGGAACTACATGAGGTCAAGACTTCGTTCTACTGCTCCTGATTTACCTGTCTATATGAGAGCAACAACGAACCCCGGAGGTCCGGGACATCAGTGGGTCAAAAAGATGTTTATTGACCCTGCACCTTATGGAAAGAATTTTAATGCCACAAATATTGAGACAGGACAGGTTTTGCAGTATCCTAGCAATCATGAAAAAGCAGGTCAAGCATTATTTCAACGAAGATTCATACCTGCTAGATTGTCTGATAATCCATACTTGTCGGCTCAAGGAGATTATGAAGCGATGCTTCTATCCCTCCCTGAACACCAACGAAAGCAGTTGCTTGAAGGTGATTGGGATATTAAAGAAGGTGCTGCTTTCTCTGAGTTTAATAGGGATATTCACGTTATTGAACCTTTTGACATTCCAAGAAATTGGGTTAAATTTCGTGCTTGTGATTATGGTTATGGCTCTTATAGTGGGGTGTTGTGGTTTGCTGTTTCTCCAGATGAACAGATTATTATATATAGAGAGTTGTACGTTAGCAAAGTCCTTGCCACAGATTTGGCAGATATGATACTAGAGCTAGAAGCCGATGATGGAAATATTAAGTATGGTGTTTTGGACAGTTCTCTTTGGCACAGGAGGGGTGATACTGGTCCTTCTCTTGCTGAACAGATGATACAACGAGGGTGTCGTTGGAGACCTTCAGATAGAAGTAAAGGTAGTCGTGTTGCAGGTAAAAACGAAATACACAGAAGACTACAGGTAGATGAGTTTACAGAACAACCAAGAATGGTGTTCTTTAATACATGTACAAATGCTATATCACAGATACCTGCAATACCTCTAGATAAAAGGAATCCTGAAGACGTGGATACCAAAGCCGAAGATCATATCTATGACGCATTAAGATATGGTATTATGTCAAGACCTAGATTTAGCATATTTGACTATGACCCTGTGGGTAGACCTTCTCAAGGTATGCCAATAGCAGACTCAACTTTTGGATATTAATATGGCAGAAGAAAATAATGAAATTATGATTGAAGATGATGCAATAGCATTAGATGATACGGATGATTCTGATCTATCAGATGCAGGTGTAAATGGTATAATACCTTTTGTACAAGAAAGATATGATAGAGCAGAAGACTACAGAAGAAACGATGAAGAACGATGGTTACGTTCTTATACCAACTATAGGGGGATATATGGAAGCGATGTACAATTTACTGAAGCAGAAAAGTCAAGAGTTTTTATCAAAGTTACAAAAACTAAAACTCTCGCAGCTTACGGACAAATTGTTGACGTGCTATTTGCAGGTAACAAATTTCCTATTAGCGTTGAGCCAACAATGTTACCAGAAGGTGTGGCGAAGGATGTCAGTTTTGACCCGAAAGAACCTGAAGAGTTGCGTGGCAGGGGTCAAGAAACTTCTCCGTATGGCTTTGAAGGCGATGGTATGGATTTTCCAAAAGGTGCGACTGAAAAAAGTTTACTTGAAAATCTTGGACCTCTTCAAGAAAAACTAGAGGGTATTGATAATTTAAAAGAAGAAACAGGTAAGACACCTACTGCAATTACATTTAGTCCTGCCATGGTTGCAGCTAAAAACATGGAACAGAAGATCATGGATCAACTCCAAGAGTCAGGTGCTACTAAACAACTAAGAAGCACTGCTTTTGAGATGGCTTTGTTTGGCACAGGTGTCATGAAAGGACCTTTTGCTATAGATAAAGAGTATCCTAATTGGGATGACCAAGGTGAATACAATCCTATGTTTAAAACAGTTCCTTCAACATCACATGTATCTGTTTGGAACTTTTATCCTGACCCTGATGCTAACAACATGGATGAGGCACAATATGTAATTGAAAGACATAAGATGTCTAGATCACAATTACGTTCTCTCAAGAAGCGACCTTACTTTAGAGGCAATGTCATAGATCAAGTTGTTGAGTCAGGTGAGTCTTACGTTAAAAAGTATTGGGAAGATGATTTATCAGACTATGCACCTGAACATGGTGTATATCGTTTTGAAGTCTTAGAATATTGGGGTATGTGTGATACACAACTTCTAATAGACAACGAAGTAGAAATACCTGATGAGTTAAAAGACTTTGATGAATTACAAGCAAACATTTGGATTTGTGATGGTAAGTTATTAAGAATGGTTCTCAATCCATTCAAACCTGCTAAGATACCATACATGGCAGTTCCATACGAACTAAACCCATATTCATTCTTTGGTGTTGGTATTGCAGAGAACATGGATGATACACAAACATTGATGAATGGTTTTATGAGAATGGCAGTTGATAATGCAGTGTTATCAGGTAACTTACTTATAGAAGTAGATGAAACTAACTTAGTTCCGGGACAAGACTTATCTGTGTATCCGGGCAAAGTGTTTAGAAGACAGGGTGGAGCACCGGGACAAGCTATCTTTGGTACAAAGTTTCCAAATGTGTCTAATGAAAATATACAGTTATTTGATAAGGCAAGACAGTTAGCAGACGAAAGCACGGGACTACCATCCTTTGCTCATGGTCAAACAGGTGTGACAGGGGTGGGCAGAACTGCTTCAGGTATATCAATGCTTATGAATGCAGCATCAGGCAGTATCAAAACTGTTATTAAGAACGTAGACGATTATTTACTACGACCATTAGCAGAAGGCTTTTTTAGATTCAACATGCAGTTTGACTTTGATCCTATGATAAAAGGAGACCTAGAAGTCAAGGCACGTGGGACAGAAAGTCTGATGGCAAACGAAGTTAGATCACAAAGGCTAATGCAGTTCTTAGGTGTAGCATCTAATCCTGCGTTAGCACCTTTTGCAAAGTTTCAATATATCATACGTGAGATAGCAAAGTCTATGGACTTAGACCCTGATAAAGTTACCAACAATATGGATGAGGCAGCAATACAGGCAGAGCTTATGAAAGAGTTTCAAGCTCCGTTACCTGAAGGGCAACCTCAACAACCACCTGCAGGAGCAGACCCAAATGATCCTACAGGAGCAGGTGGAGCAACTATAGGAACAGGTCAAGCACCTATTCCGGGTGAGCAAGGATTTACAGGAGTACCTCAAGCAAGTGGACAAGCAAATACTCAGCAAACTGAAACCGATGGTGAGCAACAACCACCAATGGGAGGCATTCAGTAATTACGTTGATGCTTTAGTTGAGCAACAACATAAAATATTAGAACAAGCAGATAATGATATTATCATGTATCGTTCTCAAGGTGCAGTGTCATCTTTGAGAAAACTTAAACTACTTAGGGATGAAGTGTTAAAGAATGCTCAATGAAGATTTAAATAATCAAACTGACAATATGTTATCTCAAGATTCTGAAAAAGATAGAATAACACAGGCTCTTTTAAAAGAAAGAGAGGGTTTTAAATTAAGACCCACAGAAGAGATAATAGACAAGGCAAAAGCTACAGGAACAGGTTTATTAACAGGTACACTAGCTATACCTTCAGATCTTGTTACATTAAGTTCTGCAGTTGCTAGTGGTGTAGCTAAATATTCAGATAGTCCAACTGCTATGATGTTAAAAGATGTTTTGCAAAAAGCAGAAAAAGAAGTTGGAAGAGAAGCCTTTGACAAATGGTTCACTAAAACCACAGGTATAGAGTCTACACCTGATAATGTAGATCAGCTAATAGGAGAGATATTGTCACCAACAGGTGCTTTTCTTGCTCCTGTTAAAACATTAAAAAAAGTTTTTGCACCTTTGAAAAAAGGAGTTACTGATTTCTTTGATAAGATGCCACCTCCTGATGGTGGACTAGCACTAGAAACTGCAGGTGCAACTAAACCTGTAGGGCAACTTGACCAAACAGAAAAACTATTAGATCAAGAAAAAGCAGTAACTACAAACATACCTAGTTCCATACCTGCAGACGAAATAATTAACGCACCTAAAATAAACCCTACTATGGCAGGAATGAATACTGCTACAGGTAAGCTACAAGCTAGAAGATTTATGGACTTGGAGGCTAAAGGCAATATAACACCTGAAAAATTATTTGAAGAAACAGGTGTGTATAGAGGACAAGATGGTAAATTAAGATATGAAATAGACGATAGAAATGCAGAGTTTGTAAAAGGTTTTAAACCTAAAAGTGGCGAAGATTATGCATTATATAAAGTTTTAAAGTTTGATGATTTATATAAAGAATATGGAAAAGACTTAACTGTTGGTGGTAGAAGATATGGATCTTTAAGAAATATAAGAGTTAATTTTATTAGAGATACAGATACTTCTTACTTAGGAAAGTATGAGCCAGATGTTGATGCAATAACTATTAATTTATCTAAAGAAAGCAACAAAGATCCTGAAAAGATGATTTCTACTTTATTGCATGAGGTGCAACATGCAGTTCAAAGAAGAGAGGGTTTTATAACAGGAACGAGTCCTGAAAGACAATTAATAGAAAGTCCTAATTATGATGACTACTTAAAAGCAAAATCATATGTTGAAAATAGAACTATTAGAGATAAAAAAACAGGTGCTTATATAACCCCATCAGAGGCAGCAAAAAAACAAATAACCGAAGATGAATTAATTGACGATATACCTCCAAATACTTTTATTTCAAATGATAGAAGAAATACACATGTTAATCAACTAAACAACGATATAAGAGTATATAATGCATTTTTAAAAACAAAAGATCTAAAAACTAGAAGTAACTTACAAGAAGTCATAGCAAAACAAATGCTATCAAAAAAGATAAGTGTTAAGGAGGCTGCTCAATTAGATCCTGCTATTTTAGCTAAAGAGACTTATGATTTTTTAATTACAGATATTAGAAATATAACAGGTAAATCATTTGATGAAGCCGAAAAGTATATCTCACGTTATAGGGATGTGGTAGAAAAAGAAAGAAAAGCCACCGAACTCATGCAATCAGAGGAAGCGATAGCTAGAGAAAAATATTATACTAAATATGGTGAAAGAGAAGCAAAACTAGTACAACAGAGATATGAAAGAAGATTAGCTTTAAAAGAGGCAGGTCTTGATGATGATGTTATAAAAAAAGATATGCGTTTAGCAACAGAATTTTTAAAAGGAGAAGATACTACTTTAGGACAGATGGGTGGCTTTGGTTCTAGAGAGAAAAAAAGATTAGACAAATTAAAAAGGACTGATCCTGTAACAGGAAAAGTAAAGCCTAAAATTGCTATAGACATACCTGTAGCTAGAGAAAAAAACATGGCGAAAGGTGGAGACATGAAAAAACAAATGGACTTATTTCAAGAAGGTGGACTGAAAGATGAGGGTGGGACAGTAGACCCTGTATCAGGAAACGATGTTCCACCGGGTTCTACACAAGAAGAAGTAAGAGATGACATACCTGCACAGTTAAGTGAAGGAGAGTTCGTGTTTCCTGCAGACGTAGTGAGATACATTGGTCTTGAAAAACTTATGATGTTAAGACAAGAAGCCAAAGCAGGACTCAAGCGTATGGAAGAGATGGGACAGATGGGCAACAGTGATGAAGCCACATTACCTGATGACATACCTTTTACCATAGATGATCTTGACATGGAAGATGAATTAGAGTATAATGAGGGTGGAGTTGTACAGGCACAGACAGGCACATTCGTAGCTCCGGGATCAGGTGTTACAACTATGCCTTCTCAGTTTGCAGGACAGCAGTTACCATCTGCAGGTGCTACACCTAGTTATACAGTTCCTACCATACCACCACCTGTACCTGCACCTGTTGGTGGATTCAGACCCTTAACAACTTCTGCACAGACAGGTCAACAAGCAACAGGCACAACACCTAGCTTTCAAACTTTAATAGGAACAAAACCGGGACAGTATGATGAGTTTCGTGAATATGTTAACGAATCAGGTATGAAGTTACAGATACCATTTAAAGATGGACAACCTATATACCCAATACCTGAAGGATACACTTTCGTAGACCCTGAAGAGGTTAAGACAGAAGAGGTAACAACTAAAGAGGTAACCCCTCAAACTACTAGAGTTGTAGAGCAAGATGGTGGTGATGACCCTGATCCTAAGTCAACATCTGCAGTTGATTTAGTGGGAGACCCTTTATCATATAAATCTATGTTTAACATGGATAAACTAGATACTGCATTAAAAGATATAGCTTTTGGACAACTTAATTTATTTGATCCAAAGGCTGCAATCACAAGAGGATTTACAGGCAATATAAATTTAAATAGTATAACATTAGATATACAAAGGCAAAATTTAGAAAATTTTAAAAATCAAAGTAACATCATAAAAAAATATGGAACAAATTTTAATTTAGTTAATATGGATCTCTCTGATAGAGATGCATTAGCAAATAAATTTGAAAGAACTGGAGACATAATTGAAAATGTATTAACAGATTCTAATAATAATCCTTTAGATATAGATGGTATGGTCAGTAAGGCAAATAAAACATATGGAATTGATATTAAAAAAGAAGATTTATTTTCTAAAGGAACTAATGTATTATCTCAATCAGAAATTTCAAAGTTAGCAAAAGATATGGCAGATGCAGAGGCTAAGAGAATTGCAGACGCACAAAAAGCAAGAGAAGCGTTTGAAAAAGAATCTGATACAACAAGTGATGCTCAAGCAGGTGCAGCCTTGGATGCAATAAGTCAACAGGCTGCTCAATCAGCACAAGGTAAAGCAGAACAAGCCTTCCAAGATACGTCTGCTTTTGGAGACTCATCTTCCGATGACAGTCCGAGTGATACAGGAACAACTAATGATTCTATGGATGCAGCCGCAGCAGGAGGTGGAGATAGTTTTGGTTTATTTAAACAAGGTGGACTTGCAAGTAAAAGAAAACCTAAAGTTAAGAAGATGAAGCGAGGTGGATTAGCTTCACGTTAACAATCCACATACTAGCTACTTATCCCCCAACGATATGGCTACGATAACCCTAGGAGAAAATAATGGCAGAACAAGCACAAGAAATGGTGGTAGATGCTACACCAAAGAAAACAGCATTTATGAACAAGCGTTCTACTCATGAAGATAGAATCAAAAAAGATGAGCAAGAGCTTGAAGAACTAAAGAAACAAGCCACAGGTGAAACTGAAGAAACTGTTACAGAAGAGAAAGCAGAAGATGAGGAAGAACCGAAGAACGCTGAAGAAAAAACTTTTAAAAAGCGTTATGGAGATTTACGAAGACACTCCCAAGAAAAAGAACGAGAGTTTCAAAAGCAACTTGATGATTTAAAAGCTCAACTAGAAAAGGCAACTAAAAAAGAAATCAAGTTACCAAAGACAGAAGCTGAGATAGAAACTTGGGCAAAAGAGTATCCTGATGTAGCAGGAATAGTAGAAACAATCGCTATCAAAAAAGCAAAAGAACAGTCTGATGCTTTAGAAAAAAGAATCAAAGAGATTGATGAGTTAAATGCAAGAACTACAAAAGAACGTGCAGAAGTAGAATTGTTGAAACTTCATCCTGATTTTGCAGATATAAGAGATAGTGATGACTTTCACGAATGGGCAGACGAACAACCGAAATGGGTACAAGAGGCATTATATGACAATGACAACGATGCAAGATCAGCAGCAAGAGCTATTGACTTGTATAAATCAGATAGAGGCATCGGCAAAAAAGATGCAAAGAAGAGTAATAAGAGTGCTGCTTCGGAAGTTAAAGCGAAAACTACAAGGTCTGTTCCTGATACAGAAGCTAACACTAATAAGATATTAGAATCGGAAGTGCAAAGAATGTCTGCAGATGAATATGAAAAAAATGCAGACATAGTTATGGAAGCTATCCGATCAGGTAATTTTGTCTACGATATATCTGGTTCTGCTAGATAAATAGTTGACAAACTGTTATTTATAGGTATAACTATAGGTAACTAAAAATGTGACCTCTCCACGTGGACAACTCACATAATACTAAACTTGGAAGCCTACCTGATGGTATGAGCCTATGTTTAAGTAGCTATTAAGCATACACCTCATGACTATTAGCCGATGACGAGTAAATCTGTCGTATACTTCGTGTATACATTTGTTTATTTCAATGGAGATAAAAATGGCATTTAAAACTGCAGCAGGTTATGGTAATCTGCCTAATGGTAATTTCTCCCCAGTTATTTACTCTAAGCAGGTTCAGTTAGCCTTCAGAAAGAACTCCGTTGTTGAAAATATCACCAATTCAGATTACTTTGGTGAGA